CAGTGCTATAATAAGAGCTGCTATTCCCCCGGCAGCAAAAGCGAGGATGTTGTTTCCCCAGTTTGAGCGGAAGAATGATGTGCTTGCCTCTTTAGCTTCCAGTTGCGCGGCAGCTGTTTTTCGCAGACTGTCGTTAGTAAGAGTGTGCTTGAGGCTTTGTTGGAGCGATGAGCAGGTGCGCTCATACTCCACGATTTTCTGCTGCAAGCTGTCGCAGTCGGCATATACTATAATCGAGTCTTTCCCGGCTCTCATCACTGTGGCCTTGGCCCTGCCGCTCCTCGAAGAGTATTGCGCTCCCTTGGGCAGGGTTGCTATGGAGTCGATGCTGATGGCGAGGGCTGCTTGCGATGCCGCTATGGCCTCAGTTTTGAGTATCCTCAGCGTCTGAGCATCCCTCTGCAGTGCAGTGTCGGCTGTTTGCTTTATCTGCGCCGTCTGTGTCGCCGTCTGAAGCTGCTGGGTCGTCAGCGTCTTGCTCTGCGCGTTTCTTGTCGCGCCGCATCCGGTCAAGCACAGGGCAAGTATCACTATACTTACAAGAGTTAGCCTCGTCGATAGCTTTCCTAAGGCGGGCCATTTCGCGTTTGGTGGAATTAAGATCTTTCCTGGTTTCATGTAAATCGTCTTTAAGTGGTTTCACTATCATATCCATAAGTATCTTGGTGGCGTGCTCCGTGTTGGTGAGTTTCACCGTCTCCACGTCGGCGTGCGCGTTGTCGGCCTCTGCTCTGGCTTTTCGCAGCGTCTGCCGCAGGGTGATGATGCCGGTAATGGCAGCCACGAGGCCTCCGCCCAGAATAAGTTCTATGATAGTTGATGGTTCCATATTTTGTTACTAATACCTATTATTTTTTTTGCGCCCAGCGTGTAGCCTCCCAGTTCCTTCGCTTTATCAGTCCGGCGCTCTTTTGCCCTCCGGCGTATATCCAGCGCCTGAACTGCTTGGCGATAACCTCATTCCCTTTCTTCTCCTTAATGCACTTATACAGCGTGGAGTGGCCGAAGGAGCGCGCGCCGAGGTTGAACACAAAGTCGGCCACGGCGTCGAATTGCCCTTGAGTGCTAATCTCCTCTATGCTGCTCACGTAGGCCTCCACCTCCTTAAGGTCTTGCTCAAGAAACTCATCGGCTTGCTTCTTCGATATGCTCTGACCGGCCCTCACGTCCAAAGTGTGGCCATAGCCTATCGTCCATTTTCCGCCCTGGCATTTATATGCCGTGAGCCTTAGTCCTTCAAACTCCTTGAGTTTTTTTATCAGCGTGTCCGATGCCTTCATAGCGTGTGTTTTTAAAAGTGGCGGCCGGCTTGTTGTGGAAGCCTCTGGTGTGTGTGCCAGAGAGCTGCCGGCCGCCTTGTTGGAGAACAGAGAATATCATGAAAGAGTGGTGGGTGCGTTCTCATTGGGCGATGCAGACGGTGTCAGTACATTCTCTGGCACGCCTTGTCTCTCACTCTGCCGTCGAACTTGCCGCAGTCTAAGCCCGGCCTCCATTTCTGCTGCGAGAAGATTTGCCTCTGCTGCTCCGTGTTATCCCTGATCGTCATCATCTTCGCTTGAGCTTGAGGTTGAGTCGGTGCTGTTGCTTGGCTTAAAAGCCGGGTTGGAGCGTGTGTCGAGAGCGATGAATTCCTCACCGAATGCGATGTTCGTGTCGGCTTTCATAAGCATCTTGAAGAAGTAGAGCTCGCTGGCATTCGATGTCTTGTCGATTTGTATTACGTGCTCATCGTCTTGCAGGTTCACGGCGGCGAAGAGGTTGGATGTCAGAGCGTCGCCGGAGCAGAGAGTGGCCACGAGCAGCCCAGTCGGCCATGCTGCCAGCGTCTCGATCTTGATGTCTTTATACATCTTGTTGTTGCGCGTGGTCTCGTCGCGGTTTTTATACTCGCGCTTCGTCAGCTCGTCGTCGTAGGTGTTGAAGTCCTCGGGGCTCATAAGTATGCGCAGGTGTGGGTTCTCGATGAGCGATACGGGGATAGACTGGCGCAGAGCCTTGAGTTTGCCGAGCATGGTGCTCTCGGTGGTCTCTGCCACGATTACGTCGCTGTCTTTGGCTGCCTGCGTGAGAATGCCGTTGAAGAGCTCATCGTCGCTCTCGCCGTAAACGCCGTTGATATACTGGTTGCCCAGCTCAAACTGCACCTGCTTGGCCAGCGCGTCCAGCAGCTGTGCCTGGGCCGAGGGAGGCAACTCTGCGAACACAAGGTCGCCTTTGGGCTGCCAGGGGCGCCAAATCTGCTCGAAGGCACGGGGGTTAAACACGGTGAATGCCATAAAGTCCATAGGAGTGAGCTGCTTCTCAGAGTAGTTGAAGTCGCCTTTAGAGTCTTCAACCTTGGGGTCTTCCTTGCGCTTCTGCAGCATCTGACCCACGCGCAAGCGCGGTATGGATACCGACTTGGCAATACCTGGAATGACGTGAATCAATCCCTTCTCCACGATTTCGTTGGAGGTAGTGGCGACGGTGAGCAGCTGCTCAAGCACTTCGCCATTGTAGTTGGTGTTTTGAATGTTGAGTGCCATGTGTTGTGGTGGTTTAACTGTTTATTTTATTGTTGATGTCTTGCATCCTCTTCTGCCAGATAGAGAGCTGTGCCTTAGGCCCGTCGGGGTTTTCGATGTCGTCCATCACCTTGCGTGCCTTGGGCATGGTGTTCAGCATTGCCAGTGCGTCGGCCTTGTTGTTCAGCAGGATGCGATTGTAGAGCTCGCGGTCTTTCTCCTGGATGCGTCCGTCGGTGATGGCTTTGTCCAGGGCGCTTTTAATTTCCTCTTCCTCTTTCTTGTCTTTCTCGGCTTTCAGCTTGCCGGCGGTGTCGGTGGCCTCTTTGAGCTGCTCTTTCAGCTTGGCTATCTCCTCTTGCAGCTTGGCGTTTTCCTCTTTCAGAGTCTTTGCGTCGCCCGAAAGTTTTTCGACCTCTTCTGCTTTCATCTGCAGCTGAGCCGCAGCTGCTGCCACCTCTGTCTCGGTCTTGCAGTCTTTGAAAGCATTGATCTTTTGGATTTCTTCTATTTTCATATCATTTTCTGTTTGTGGCTCTTTGTGGTTGAGCCTGTTATTAATTGAGTTATAGAGTCGGTTAATTGCCTCTTCAGAGTTGCCCGCGGTGTCCTCGAGTCCTTCAGGGTCGATGTCGTAGATGCCGTCGATGAGGTGAGCCGACAGAGCGTCGGCGGCGTTAAACCAGTGGTCTTTTCCGTCGTAGAAGCGCTCTATGATGTCGCGCACGGTTGTATTCATCCTCTCCGCATAGATTGCAGCGAGTGTGGTTTCAAGCTGCTCCATCTGGTCGGCGCAGTTGCGGTGAGCCTCCTTCGAGCCGTAGCAGCCGGCCACTGTCTGATGAATCATCAGCCGGGCATAGCGGCTCATCTGCACCGGCTTGCCGCACAGGGCGATGATACTTGCCATCGAAGCTGCCACACCGTCGATATAGATGTGAATATCGGCTTTCGACTGTCGCAGGGCGTTGAATATGGCTATTCCGCAGAATACGTCGCCCCCGTATGAGTTTATTCTTACGTCGATGTGCTCATAGTTCATTTCAGCATAGCGCAAGTCGGCCACTATGTCCTCCGCGGCAATCCCCTTGCCGTTGGCGTCGGCACCTATGTCGCCATAAATCATTATGCAGCAGGTGTCGTCGCCCGGCAAAAGGTTGAGATATCTGGTGGTGTGGAGTTCACTTTTCATTTCTTATATTATATATTATGGTGTAGAGTTTATCTTTTGCGTAGCAAAAGTGGCGTGTCTCTCATCAGTTCTGCCCCGCCCGCTGCGGTCAGCTGCACCCGCAGGGGCTTTTTGGGGTCTCGCTGCCGTCGCTTTTTGCTGCTGTTTGCGGTGCAAAAGTAATACAAAAAATTTTCTCTTGCAAATCCCGAAAGCATCGTGCAACTTATTGGTTTTATGGTGTTTTCGTAAAGTGCTACGATAAAATACACATTTGCAAAAGTGGAATATTTTATAGAACTTTGCAGCCGAAAATAATAATAAAAACATTGAGGCACTGACAATAACGCCGAAAGGCGTAAGTAATTGTCAATTGTCAACCTTTCGGTTAAGCGAGGGCAGAGAAAGCTCGCTTTCTTTGCCGAGCGTGAGAAAGGTCGAACGAAGTTCAATTCTCAATTATCAATTGGAATATGGCATTAACATCATCACAGAAGAAAGACTGGGCTAAGATGCTCTTCCTTAAAGAGAACCTCACGCAGAAGGAGATAGCCGACCGAGTGGGCGTCTCACGCGTTACCATGTCTAAATGGTGCCGCGACGGAAAATGGGAGGAGCAGAAAGCTGGAATCACGCTCACAAGAGAAGAGCAGATAAGCAACCTCTACCGACAAGTGGCAGAGATAAACCGACAGATTCTCGCAAAGCCCGAGGGAGAGCGCTTCGCATCGGCGGCCGAGGCTGATATATTGGCTAAACTCTCAGCCGCAATCAGAAAAATGGAAAGCGAGACGGGTATAGCCGACGTGATATCTGTAATCACGAAATTCATCAACTACCTTCGTCCGCTCGACCTCGACAAGGCGAAAGAAACAGCGCAGCTGGCCGACGGATTCATTAAATCAATCTTATAAACCACAATTCGGCACTGACATTAATGCCGGAACGGCATATAATTCTCAATTCTCAATTCTCAATTCTCAATTTGAATATGAAATACAGAGACAAGGCGGCCGTCGAGGCATGGCAACGGCTCATAGACGACATTCAGCGAAGCACACCGGTCGATACATCGCTCACACCACAGCAGCGGGAGCAGCACCGACGCAAGCTGGAGGCCAACCCCGTGGAGTGGATAAAGTTCTTTTATCCCTCCTACGCCAAATATCCCTTCGCACCATTCCAAGTCAAAGCCATAAAGCGCATATTGGGTAATGATGAATGGTTTGAGGTGCTATCCTGGAGCCGTGAGCTTGCAAAGAGCACCATCACAATGTTTATAGTCTCATACCTCGCACTCACCGGAAAAAAGAAAAATATCATACTCACATCAAATTCAAAAGACAATGCCGTCCGACTCCTCATGCCCTACCGCGCCAACTTCGAGGCTAACGGACGAATAGAGGCCTACTACGGCAAGCAGCCCACGCTGGGGCAGTGGACCGAGGATGAGTTTATAATTAAAGCCGGAGCCTCTTTCCGGGCCATAGGAGCCGGCCAGTCGCCCCGTGGATCCAGAAATGAGGCAATCAGACCCGACGTGCTCCTCGTCGATGATTTCGACACCGACGACGACACAAAGAATCCCGACATCATACAGAAGCGATGGGAATGGTGGGAACAGGCACTCTATCCCACGCGCTCCGTATCTGAGCCCACACTCATCATCTTCTGCGGAAACATCATCGCAAAAGACTGC